TCATCTGATTTTTTAGCATCTTTCATTAAAGGTATTTCACCACTTATTACTCCATAATTTTCCATCTCTTTTGACGCTTTTTTTAAAGCTTTATAATCTTCTATATCATAAATATCTCCAATTACACCCACGAATGGTGGATAAGGATACACTACGGTTTCATCTGTTTTAATACATATAGATTTTTCTATTGATAAAGTTTTATATCTATATATAGATAGATCCTTCCTTGCTATAGTCTTATCTTTCTTAGAAGCTTTATACTCTTTATATAATATTTTAAATTCTTCCGCATAATTATTAACATCTACACGAGATTTATCAAAATAAGACATATCAAAAGAAAATGTATAACAACCATCAGCAAATCCAACTATTTCACAATAATCTGGATCTAACCTTTGTAAGAAATACGAATCATCTACATAATATTCATACCCATAAAAAATACCTTCTAAAAATACAACCTCTAATACTTTTTCTAATTCATGTTTAATATTCATATCTGTTAAAAAATTAAGATGATTATAATAACTAGCTTTGTACATATTAGTATTTAAATTCTCTCTTTTTAATTTGTAAGGTTTTATATACCAATCTAATTTACTCATTTGACCATAATATTGACATAGTCTTCTATAATGAGGACTTATAACATATAATAATCTTGATAAATTTCTTAATTGTTTTCCATTCTTTTCAGGTCTCTCTAACATTCTTGTTACTTTTTTTTTAGTAAACGATGATAGAATCGCAGACGAATATCCTGACACTTCTAAATCAGTAAATATAAGCTTCGACAATTTTGCAAAATTTATAACTTTTTTTTCTTCTTTTTCATTTTCTTTTACAACTTTCTCTTCTTCTTTTTCTTCAGACAAATTTTCACCACCTTAATGTCACTATATTATTTATTCCAAGCCTTTACCCTAGTAGGAGATCTAAATATTGAAGTAAGTCTAGATATATCAATATGACTAACTTTTGTTTTAGTAAAATTTTCTTTTTCTAATTCATGTGCTATATAATTACCATAAACTATACTTGAGAATCTATCTTTTCTTCCACTACTTGGTTCTTTTAGTTTTATTACTTGATTATCACCTTCATTACTCAAATTTATCATCTCATTAACAAGTAAAGTTGTTTGTATATAAGGCATAAGTAATCTATTTTTAGTATCTATATCTAACTTTTCGTATCCCTTTATTGTTTCTCTTAACATTACTTTTGCGTCCATATCATTTATTGGAAATACTATCTTACCGGAAGTGAGTGTATCTTTTAAACTTATTGCTATATTACTATTTAAACCAGCACTGGCTTTAATACTATATATTAATTTTGGGGCATCATCTTCCCAACATCTATTAGCCATACTTTCATCATTTATACAAGAAAATGGGCTATATTCAGTTCCTCTCTCTCTATCAATTAAAGGTTTTACTAAATTATCAAATACTCCTACTCCTCCTCCAGCTGCATCTATAACTATATAATCACAATCAAAATCATCAAATATTTGTCTAATTCTTATAGCTTGAATTTCCGTATGTTTCCCAACATGTGCTTCCATATGAACTATTTGTCTTTCAAAATAAGATGACTTTGGTATTAATCTTATTACGGTAAATACCGATGCATCATTCTTTTTCCCTGTCATAGTAGCAATGTCACAACTTAATAATCTTATTTCTTTTCTATTATTTTTTATTACTTTAGGTGGACTCTTTATTTTCTTATTTTTTAATATCTCTATTAAATCTGGTGGATACATAGGAGTGACAATACGTCTATTTTTATCTAAATCGTCAAATTTATAATAAGCTTTTTCAGCCTCTCCATAAAACATCGCATTCATTTCCATTTCCCATCCAACTTCATCAATATCATCTTCCGAAAGCTCATCTAATAATTGTTCTCTATTTGTAAGCCCTTCTTTTATCGCAAATTGATAAGGTAATCCACAAACAAAATATTTTTTACCTTCTAACATTTTCTTTAAAAATACTTTATATCTATCAAAGCTCCAGTTGTTTTTATACCAACAAGATGACAAAAGTATCTCTTGATTTCTTTCTTGAAATTCTGGTTTATTTTTATATTCTGGTTTACTAAGAAATCTAGGTTGTCTTGAAACTGCTAAAAATCTTCTTAATACATTTCTATAAACACTAGGATTTATCATTCTAAATTCATCACCGATTAAACAATTAGCCCTCTTACTTCTTGCACTTTGAGTACTTGCTACAGCTTTTATCCAAGATCCATTTACAAAATTTACATTTGGCTCAACAGTATTCATTGACAATTTTATACTACCAGATATTTCTCTTTGTAAATTATTATTTGATGCCTGTTGCATTAATTCAGGTATTTTTTCTGCTATTAAATTCATAGCTTGTTCACGAGTACCTGAAGCTACTACGATTTTGGTCAGTTGTTATTAACGGTAGGCTTTTTATCCATACCCTCTGGAGGTTACCCTCATTTGATATTATCTCATCAGTTAGTCATTTCTAACTCAGCTTAGCATACATTTTCACCCTCGTTTAACGTTAGGCTATAATTATTATTATAGTATACTCTACAAGTATAATGCCGAAGACTCTTGGGTACTTTTTTGCTATCATAATGCTCAGTACCTATGCGTTACAAAGACTTGTGGTGCAAGCCCTCTCGATATTTTCCAATAATTATTATACAACCATTGGCTTTCTTTCGATTTTCCTCGGTTCATATTACTATGTTTCCATAATAAACAGGCATCAACATACCTGGATACAAAATACATTTAATTACAGCAAATAAAGCAGTTAGATATGACTTTCCTAATCCTCTACTAGCAAAAAATGCAGTGTAATTATAATTCATCATAACATACAATAATATTTTTTGAAATGGTTTTAAATTTAACCCTAAATATTCTTCTGCAAAAACATCAGGTCTTTGTCTATAATATCCAGCCCAAATACCAATTCCATTCATTAACTTTTCAGATTTAGTAAAATTTTCCGCTGCTTTACTAAAATTAGCAGTTTTATCAAATAGTCCAATAGCTTTACTATTTTGAGTTCTTTTTACTTTAAAATTCTGTATCATAATTGATCATCTTCTTCATCTTCTTCTTTTGCTGCTTCTAAATCTTCGAAATTTATTGTAAATTCTTCAAGTGCTTTTTCATAATCTTGTGTCATTTTATTGTCTAAGCCTTGCATTTTACCTAAATGCCCAACCATATATAGATTAATATATTTTTTCATATCATCATCTAAATCTTGTGGTATTGGATTATCATTTTCATACTTTTGAATTAGCGTTCCAAATGTAACTTTCTCATTTTCATCTGCTCCAGTAGATTGAATTGGTTGCATTTTAGCATCACTCATTAAACTACTTCTAATCTTAACTAATTTTGATATATCTTTTTCAGATTGTTTAGCTGCATTTATATCTTTATTTATCCAACAAATATCTTTCATTATCATTTTCATTCCATAATCCGGACACTCAAAACTTGTTGTTAATTTAAACATTTCTGAATTCAAAAAATCATATACTTCATCTGTGAATCCATTTCCCCACTCTTCTATTGATTTTTTTTTACTTCTTTTTGTTAATTTTACATCTTTAGGTTTATCTTTTTTAAGAGATTCAGCTGTATATGCATATAAATCACTGTCGCTAAAACCTTTCCCCTTATAATTTAAAGATATATTTCTAACATAATAACCTAAAAGAGTTATGTCTTTAACTTTATTTTTATATTGTTTGACTATAGAATCCCAATCAGATTTAATGTAAGGTTTGTCCATTATTCTTAATACATTTAAGACATTCTTAGGTTTATCAGTATCTATTAACCCCGCCAAACACGTCTTACAGACTGGTACAAAAGCTTGTATTTTTTCTTCTTCATTGTAAGGTTTGTAACTAGCAGTCGCATTTTGAAACATATAACTACTGCTACTAAAATAATTAGTTTCTTTTACTGACTTTATTTTCCCACATATATTACATTTTAAAAATCCTTTTCTTATTACTGTATAATTATGTTTTTTTAAAAGTCTTTCAGCTGCTTTTATATCATTTTTTTCTTTATCTATTTTTGTAGTCATTATTACTCCTTTCATTCCTTTTGTTTGTTTACTATTCCAATACCACATACAATATATTTAACAATAAGTTAGGGAGAGAATATATGAGCAGCACATGGTATTGAAATAATAAACAATATGTATAGAAGCATAATAAAATGCTTCCGCTTATTGCTATAGCTCTTGCCCTTTTAATATTAAACTTTTGTTTTTAGACATTTCTACATTAGTTTTATTTATTGCTAATTGAAGTTTATAATTATGCTCTAAAGTTTGTTGATTTAATAAAATATCAGTACAACTTTTAATAGGAATTCCACCATTAATTAAAATTGTATAAATTCCTAAAAACTTAGCACCAATTTTTGAGCCTTCTATAAAATCCTCTGTATTTACTAAATCAGTTAATTGGTCATCATTTAATTTTATTGGTTCGTAATAACTCATTAGGTCATCATTTAAAACTTCTGATTCCTCTTCTTGTAAATTTTGTTTTTCTATTAAAGCTTCTTCTAATTCATCTTCGGTTATATTCTCATAATCAATATTCATTTCTTTTAATATTTTCTTTTCTCTTTCTGATAATTCCATTATAGGCTCTCCCTCCTAATATATCTCGTCGATTACACCTAATTCTAATGCCTCT